ATAAATGATATTTTAATCCAATAAATAGTAATTAATTTATTATAATTTATTGTAATTTTTATAATTAGTTAGATAATTAGTTAGATAATTAGTTAGATAATTAGTTAGAATTACTTATGATATTTAGTTTAGTTATCAAGTAATAAATAATCCCCTCCAAATTTGGAGGACATACCAGAATAGGAAGTGAATTTTTCCATGTAATTCATATCTTCATCATCTTCTACATCATCATCTTCATCTTCATCATATGTTTCTTTCACTTTTTTCATTGGCTTCTTTTTTTTCATTGGTTTCTTTTTTTTCATTGGTTTCTTTTTAGGTTCTGGTTCTTCATCCATGTAATCAGTATCTTCTGGCATACCGTTATGCTCGTTGAATTTATCAATTTTATCAGTAGCTTCTTTTAAATTATCCACAGCTTTATTTAAATCATCAAGTAAATTTTTAAATTCTTCTTTATTATCTTCGAAATTTTCTTTTTCTGTATTGTCGGGTATCATTTTTTGCGTAAGCATACTTACCGAAAATATTACTAAAACTATAATTAAAAATATTTGAACTAGGCTCCAAACTTTCATATTTATTTATTATTAATATTTTAAATTTTATAAAAATTATATAATAAAATGTTAATTTAAATAAATTTAATTATGAAGGTTTGTCAATATAAAGAATGTGAAGTTACTTCCCTTGTTATGAAGTATTTAGAACCTATAATGCAATTATTATCTGGTACAATGAAACATTATAATATGCAAATGAAAACAACTAAATGTTTAAATACTGCTGTAATGCTAACTTATATATTAGGTGGTTCTGATAAACTTAAGAAGGTAGATTATTGTGAAGTTTCTAGAATTAATAGTAGATATGAAACCAAGCCAAATAAATTACAATATAAATTAAGTACATTTAATAAACTTAAATCGGATTTATCAAAAAAAAATATAAGAAAAAGATATTTCTATTATATTCTTATGACAAATAATAATATGTCTAGATCAAATGTAGTTCCAAAAGAAGCAGATAAGTCACAATTTTTCCCTGGCCATGTATTTATAATAGATAAATTCCCAGTATGTGGAAAAGAAAAAAAAGAACCTAAATATAATATTTATCAATCATATATTAACCAATATGATTTAAAAGGTCATTATAAAAGAAATAAAAATTCTATGAATTTAAAAGATAATGATGTTAATTATCTTTTAGATGGTATTTATAACATTATATCAAACCCAGTATGGAATCCAAATGCTGTTAATTTCTGGAATAAATTAACATTTGTAGATACAGATAATTTAGTTAATTATAAAACAAATAAAATTAATTTATGCTATTCAAAAATTAGAATAGATTACTGCTATAAACAATTTCGTAATTTTATTAAAATGCATAAAGATGAACTTGAGGCAGATATAAAAAATAATTTAAATTTAAATAAATATCAAATCAAAGATTTAAATGCATCTAATACATTTTATGTAAAACAATTAACACCTACTAATTTATTAAATGAATTAAATAATTTATATAGCGAATTAGGTGATAAAATTAAAATGTATGAATAAATTAAGTAAAATAATATATAGTATGTCAAAAGTAAGTCCCAATTTAGACCCTATAGTTTTGCTGATTGACCTAGATAATACTATTATTGGCAATATAACACCTCAAATTAATGAATATTATTTAATAAAAGATATTAATAAAAAATTAAAAAAAATAAACAAAAATCAAATTAGATATAATACCAAATTATTACATGAAGAATTAGAAAAATATATTATTCGTCCAAAGTTTTCTAAATGTGTAAGAAATATTAATAAATATGATAATATAGAGTTATTTATTTATACTGCTTCTGAAAATAGTTGGGCTAATTATATTATAAAACAAATAGAGAAAGTTATAAATTACAAATTTAATAGACCAATATTTACTCGTAATAATTTAGTTATAAATGAAAAAGGGAAATATAAAAAATCTATAAATGTTGTTAAACCTTTAATAATAAAAGCTTTAAAAAAGAAAAAGAAGTATAATTTAGAAAATATAAAATATATAGCTTTAATTGATAATTTAAGAAATGTATTAATTGAGAAAGATAAATTAATTAAATGTCCAGAGTTTAATTATAGACACCAAATTAATTATTTGAGAATGATACCAGAAGATATACTAAAAAAACACTATATTATTGTAGAAGATAGATTTAATTTAAAACACTCAAATAATTTATATGATTTTTATGAAAAATATTATCAAGTTCTTAATTCTGACTATAAACTAACTAAAAACAATCCAAATTATTTAAATGATAAATACTGGTTTAATTTTTCAATAGTATTAAAACAAAATTTATCTAATATGTCATTTACAAATTTAATAAAAATTCTACGACAAATAAAATAAATGAATTCATAACAAAAAATAATTAATAATTTTTATTTTTATTTAAGATTATAATAATAATACAATCTAAATAAATTAATAATGATTTTATCATTTGATATTGGTATTAAAAATTTGGCATATTGTTTAATGTATAAAGACGATAATATAGATAGCACAAATAATATTAAAATAATTGACTGGGGCATTATACAATTAATCGAGGATGGTGTTAAATGTAAAGGCGTACCATTAAATACTATAACTGATGTATTATATACAAAATTACAAGATATATTTATAGATTCTGATATAACAGAGGTATTATTAGAAAATCAACCAGTTTTAAAAAACCCTGTTATGAAATCAATACAAATGATACTTTATAGTTTTTTTCAATATGAAAAAGTAATTATGGGGAGAGAGATTAATTTAATTAAATTAATTAATGCTTCAAATAAATTAAAATTGGGTAAAAATTTAAAAGAAATTAATAATTCCGAAGATATACTTAAAATTAATGCTAAATATACTAGAAATAAGAAATTGGCTATTTTATATACAAATCATTTTTTAAAAGAAAGATTAATAGAAGATGATTATGATAAATATAATGAAATATTCAATCAGCATAAAAAAAAGGATGATTTATCTGATGCCTTTTTACAAGGATTATATTATATTGAAAATTGTTAAGTTATATTAAAATAGACTGTTTACATATGCACGATGTTGTGTGTATACAGCAGTTAAGTAAAATACTAAACCCATTAACAAGTGAATATAATGTGGTGGACAATTAGTTATTCCAAATAGTGATGCTAGATTACAATGTTGAGAGTGAGATGCTAATCCCCAAAATAGAGCATTTAATACTAATAATAATACAACTATGGAACTTGTCATTTATTATTTAATAATAATTAAATTAATAATTAAATAAATAAATAATTCTTATTTAATTTATATATTTTTAAATAAAAATATCAATATAAATAAAATGGTTGCTAAAAAAACAACTAAACAAACTGGTGGAAAAAAGAAAATGAATGATTTTATGAAAGCTAAGGAACAAGCTAGAAAAAATAATAAAGAGCAATTTGAATACACTAACAAACAAGGTGTTAAAAAAACATATGTAAAATTTGTTATGCCCACAGGCATGGTTGCTTACAAAGCTAAATAAATTTAAAAATCATCATCATCATTCATATCAAAATCTAATGGTTTACTGTCGGCACTATGAAGTTCCGCTTTACTATAATTACTTACTCTGGACTCAAAGAAATTTGTTTTTAGATCCATACCAATTCTATCCATAAATTGGAATGGATTTTTTGTTTCATATATTTTAGAATATCCTAACTGAACTACTAATCTATCAGCAACAAACTCGATATATTCCCTCATTAAATCATTATTCATTCCTAGTAAAGCACATGGAATACTATCAATTATAAATTCTTTCTCAATATTAACTGCTTCCGCAACAATAGAATGAACCTCTTCTTCTGATAGTCTATTCTTAATATGACTATATAATAGAATTGCGAATTCAGTATGTAATGATTCATCCCTGCTAATTAATTCATTGCTAAATGTTAATCCCTGCATTAATCCTTTTTCTTTTAACCAGTAGATAGAACAGAATGCTCCACTAAAAAAGATTCCTTCTATAATCGCAAACGCTACTAATCTTTTCTGAAAAGATGATTCAGTATCTTCTATCCATTTCATAGCCCATCCTGCTTTTTTACCTACACAAGGTATTGTCTCAACCGCATTTAGCAGTCTATCTTTCTCATCATCGTCCTTAATATAGGTATCAATTAGTAAAGAATATGTTTCACTATGTACAGTTTCTATAGCATTTTGGAAACTATAAAATGCTAAAACTTCTGGAGCTTTAATTTCTTGCATAAAACGAAGAGCTAAATTTTCATTAACAATACCATCAGAAGCCGCAAAGAACGCTAAAACATTTTTAATAAAATGACGCTCATCATCACTTAACTTCTGCCAATCATCAATATCTTTCATAAAGTCAATTTCTTCCACAGTCCAATATGTCGATACATGTTTCTTATACATAGACCATACATCGTTGTATTGTATGGGGAAAATTACATGTCGGCTTCTGTTTTCTGTTAATAGTGGCTCCTCCATATTATTCATTTGTATAATATTCTTAAATAAAATAATTTCAGAATAAAAAAATAAATTCAATTTTTTTATTTATATTTAGATTTTTATCATTTTTTGACTTATTATTTGTTCGGAATCTAATTTTCTTTTTAAATCACTAATTTCACTTTTTTTACAATCTTCTAATTTAGAACATTTATGAACTGACATATCTCTGCATGCTAAACATAGTTCTAAATTACAATATTTACAATTAAATGTCACTAACCCAATTCTCTTTTTACAATTAGGACATTTCATTTTATTTTTTACCATAATTTAAAATTTTTTATTAAATTTAAATAATTACTTCAAATTTTTTTAAATTAAAATTTTATTATTAATTTTATTATTAATAAATAATATAATTATAAATTAAATATGGGCAATCTCACATCTAAACAAAATGAAAATTTCAAAGGAGTATTTGGTAAAGAATTAGAATTATTAAATAATATTTGCTATTCTATTATAAATAAAGATACTAATAAATTTAATAAGAATGAATATAATATGTTTATGAATGAATTAAATAATAACCATCTTTTGATTTTAGAAAAGAACTTAAATAAGCATCTAAAAGTTGATTTAGAGAATCTCAATAGTTCTTTATATTTTGTACCTAAACAACAACCAAATGTTATTGATTTTGTATCTGATAAAGGTATGTTCTCAAAAGAAAATAACTTTATAAAAAAATCAGAAATTGCTTCTATGATAGGAAATCATTATTCATCAATTCTTAATATGGTTAAAACAATTGCTAATGTATATGATATTGAGGGAGGTGGTGATTATTCAATTGCTGGTATTGTTCAGCGTAATATTAAATTAGAAAATGACTTATTGGTTGTTAATTATTGTAACATGCCTCAATTTGATTATAAAGATAATAAGAAGGTAGATAAAGTAAATTTTTCTAATCTAAAAGGTATTAAATTATTAACCGGTATGATGACAAAGGATGAAGCAAATGCTTTTACAAAACATTTAGGACTTATATTAAGTGAAAATTCACCCACTTCCAAATTAGAGGATTCTATATGTAAAATGAATACACAATATAAAACTAATGATTTCTCTAAATTGTATAAAACTAAAAAAGGAATATCTCTTGATTGTTCTACTAAAAAACACTTTAGTAATAGTTCAGAATTAGATTTCTTTTTATCTGTATCAAAAAATAATCCTATACTAGCAGCAAACAAGTGTTTAGATAAAAAGAAGGTTATTATTAATATGAAGGATAAAAATATTAGTAAGCAATCTAAACAACTATATAAACTATATGATACTTTCCAATCAAATTATAAAACAAATATTAATAATGTATTTACTAATTTATATGATGTAATAGATATTAAAAATTTTATAATAAAAGATATTAGTAATTCGGATTTACAAAACTCTATGATAAATCTAAAACAACATTTAATTAAATTCTATATGAATTCTTTAATGGATTACAAAAATCTATTAAATCATGCTAAAAAAATAGGGTCTGTTAATATTAATAAAAATGCCATTTAGGTGTTTTTACAACTTATATTACCATAATGGTAATGGAATTAGATATACGCATTTTTATCATTTTTAATTTTAATTAAATTTACTTTAGTGTTTTTTTGAAACTTTTTATAAAAAAAATTATTTTTTAGTAAAGATTTAATTAAAGTTTTAGTTAAATCTTTAATTAAATTTAAATTCTTATAAAAAAATATTTAATTAAAGTTAATTAAATGAAATCTTGGAATGATATTAATGTATCCAAGAAAAATATGACTGATAATTTAAAAATTTCTTTTTTTAATCAAGATTATCAAAACATACAAATCTATATTTGCGAATTTATTGTTAATAAACAATCAGATTTATTATTAGAAGTTTTAATAGAGTTGTATTGCGATTACTACTCTTCTTTAAATCAAAAGACTCTAGCTAAATTTAATACATGTATAGAGATAGTAAAAAATAAGGATAGAAATCTATATCTAAAAGAGGATAGATTAACATTTAATGATTTGGGTACTGATTTAAATAATCTGATTAAAACACAGAATCTCTATAAAAAAAAGTATGAAACTAAATTATTATATGACCCTGCTATAATTATAAATAAGTTAAATAAAGTTAATTATGATATATGGAACAATATTAAACAATATTTACCTACGGAACAACATAAATATTTTTTAGAATTAATATATTTACTATCATCTAATAACAAAGAGCAATTTAACAACTTATTAAATACTATAATTAATAAATTTGGAAAAACAAAACTATTAAAAAATGTAGAAACAATTAATCAAAGTTTTAATGATAATTATATTTTAATATTTTTTGAGTTATTTAAGAGTTATAAAAATCTATTTAATGATTTTAAAATTAACAACTATTATGACTTGTATTATAATATTTTTAATCATAAGTTAAAGAAATCAAATATTTATAATAGAGTATCTTTAATATTTCTGCTATTTGATATATTATTCAAAAATAATAGTAGAAACACATATTATAATAATAAAATTAAATTAGACATAAATTATATTTCACAAATATATGATAAATTAATTAAGTTTTATAAATTACCAACCGAAATTAAAAAAAAACAAAGTAAACCTAGAAAAAAAACTGAAAAAAGTAAAGTAAAGCAAAGCACAAATAGTATTAGTGATACTAATAATGCGGATAATGATAATAATGATAATGATGATAAGAATAATAGAAGACAAGAAAAAGAACCAGACTATTCCTATCTTTATACTCTAGTAAATTTTAATGGGAAGTCATTTAAAAAAAAACTAGATAAAGTTGATAATAATAAAAATCAATTAAAAAAGTACAAAAGAAAACCAATTAGTATAGATGGTGCTGAAAACATATTTAGTACATATTCTGAAAATTCAATAGATATTATTAAATTAAGCAATCATAAAAAATATAATTATTAATTAATAAGATAATGGAAAATAAAAAGGTTAAAAAAGATAAAGAAAATATCAAAACTATCAAAACTATTAAAACTATTAAAATAATTAATTACACAGATGAGAATATATTTGGTGTAAAATTTTCAAA